GGCTACCAGCCGGATGTGTATCTTGACTACACTCGAGACAACACGCCGTACTGGTACTACAGCTACACGGACGAGAACCTCAAAGGTTTAGCAATCGCCCTCTGCGACGAACTCGACGCCGGCATGGCAATAGACCGATTGCTCATTGACACGATGGTCATGGCTGATGACATCGACCCCGCACTCAACGATGACATCGGACTGTTCTTTAGAGGAGTAGTCCGCTACATCTGCCCAGAACACTACGGTCAGATCGAGGCGCTTGATGCCTGAGTCGGTCGAGATGTGGACATGCCCGCACTGCGGATCGATGTTCGACGTCAAACGATTCAATCTGACGCGCTGCCTGGACTGCGGATTCCCTGTCAACGACGAGGATGCTGTTCCGGATGAGTGGGGTGACGTTGTCTGACGATGCTCAGACTCCCGCCGAAGAACCAGTCGAGGACCTGTTGAACTTTCTTGCGGACCTAATGGACACTGGTAAGATTCACGTCGATGTTCTGCCAGCTCTGCTGCGCGAGGCCGCGGAAGAGATCGAACGTCTGCGGGTAGAAGTCGAAAGGAGTGCACATAGTGACTGACGACGTTGAACCACTACGTCTCGTTGCACGTTGGATCCGTGAGGCCGAAAGACTAGAGGCCGTGCGCCTGCGGAAGGATCTCATCGACACGTCAGACGACATCGTAGAGATGCTGTCGCATGTCGAACAGATCAATGACTGGTCATTCGGAATCTACGCCGGCTGGCTGCCGATCATTGTTCGACTGCACAAGAAGGTGATGACGTACGCGCCTGACTACAAAATCGTGCAGGTGAAGGAGAAGTTTGGATCCCTGCGGTTCTACTTCGATCTGCCAGACGACATTGACGACGCGAAGGCGAAGATTGTTCGCAACCTGGTCACAGACACAGAAAAAAGATCATTGACGATCTGCGACAGATGCGGCAAGCCTGGTAGGTTGATACGCGACAACTACTACCACAGAACGAGGTGCTACGACCATGCCGTATGAATGGGTGAAGGAACACAACACCACGAGTGAGATCATCTACGACGTCACGAAACTATGTCTGACGAAAAAGCCAGCGTGCCGATGCGCTGCGCATCGCGCTGCTGAACGACTCGGACTGCTTGACGCGCAGGTACTCGGATTGCGGGATCGTCTCAAGGAGGCCGAGGACAGCTCGATCGTCATTTCATCAAGTGACGGCGAGGAGATCTGCGTCATTGATTCCGACGAGGCACAGACAATTGTCAAGCTCGCGGTTCAGGAGTACGTCAACACGGCGCTGCGCATGATGATCGAACAACAAAGCGTGATACAATCTGCCCATGGGCAAGAGCATGATGGAGAAGATCGCGCTACTCCCTGACGATGAACGTGCGGTACTGCTCGACGGTGTCGACATGGAATCATTGATCTGGGACTGGAACGCGTGGGCTCGCCCTGAACAACTACCGCCTGACGGCGACGACTGGAACATCTGGCTGGTACTTGCCGGTAGAGGCTTCGGTAAGACGAGGCTCGCGGCCGAGTGGGTGCGTGAACAAGCCAAGTACACGACAACCGGACAACGACGATTCGCCCTGGTCGCGCGTACCGCGGCTGACGTACGTGACGTTATCGTTGAAGGTGAGTCCGGAATCATCAATGTGTCGCCACCAAGTGAGAAGCCGTTGTACGAACCATCGAAACGACGACTGACCTGGCCGAATGGTAACACCGCGACCTGCTTCACTGCTGACGAACCAGATTCACTTCGTGGTCCGCAGTTCACGCACGCGTGGGCTGACGAGGCTGCGGCATGGCGACAGTCGCCGGATGCGGCAGGAATGACCGCCTGGGACAACCTTCGCGTGGGTACACGTCTCGGCGCCAAGCCAAAGATCTGCATCACGACAACACCAAAGCGCGTGCCGCTGTTGTACTCATTGATCGCCGAATCTGAGAAGCACCCTGGCCGGGTGATCGTGACCAAAGGATCGACACTCGACAACGCAGGCAACCTGTCTGCGGCGTATCTTGATGCGGTCACCGGTGTGTACGCCGGTACGCGTCTTGCTGCGCAGGAGTTATACGGCGAGATGCTTTCTGATGTCGAGGGTGCGCTGTGGACCGAGGAGCTGCTTGAACGCAGCCGTCACACCGCTCCACCTGTCAGCGTCCCGCTTCGCGTGATCGGCGTTGACCCGTCGGTTGCTGAGAACCCGAAAGACGAATGCGGCATCGTTGTCTGTGCGTCAACAGGAGAACGCGACCTGTACAAACGACAGGCCTGGGTGCTCGAGGACGCGACCATTCTCGGATCGCCAGAGCAATGGGCGTCACGTACCGTCGAGATGGCGCGCAAGTACTCGTGTCCGGTTGTCGCCGAGGTGAACCAGGGCGGTGCGCTTGTACGCAGCGCGATCAACTCGATCGACCCAAGCATCAAGGTGTTCGAGGTTCATTCGAAACACGGCAAGGCACTTCGCGCTGAACCGATCACGCTTGCGTACGAACAGGACCGCGTGCACCATGTCAACTACCTTGCGGACCTTGAAAGCCAGATGTGCAGTTGGGTGCCAGGGGAAACCAAGAAGTCGCCAGACCGTGTTGACGCGCTCGTGCACGCGTTGACCGCTCTGATGATCAAGCCTCCGCCGGGATTCCTCGGCGGGAACATCACAGCAAGGTCGGTTGCCAACCGGCGTCTACCAGCATTCCGCGGAGGGCAGTCCTCAGGTGGCGGAAGAGGTGGTAGAGTATTTAGAGTCCGATAAGACCACGGAAGGACAGCGTCATGGCTGATGAAACATTCGACAACGAGGTGAACGAGGAATTTGACATTGCGGATGTCGTTGATTCCAAGTTCGATGAACCTGCCCCTGAACCAGAACCAGCACCAGCACCCGAGCCCGCACCTGCCGCGAAGGCAGTCAAGGCAGTCAAGAAGGTTGCGGCAAAGCGTGTACCGTCACCTGCCGGTGCTGCTGTCAGCGGCAACGAACACGACACGGTCTCATTGGCCGCCTGTGTGTTCAAGAACAAGATGCAGAAGAAGTCACTATCGGTTCACCACGTCCAGCGTCGCCTGGCGGAGCTGGGGTACCCAGACGCCTACACAGACAAGGACGGCTGGTACGGTGATCTCACGATGCAGGCCGTGCGGCAATACCAAGAGGCCGAGGGCATCGACGGTGACGGCGTCGTCAACATCGAAACCCTGCGGTCATTGTTCGATGACGACAGGAATGTGATTGTCGCTGAGTGACCGCTCAGACCGTCAGTACTGACAGAGGCCGGGACCCAATGCGGGTACCCGGCCTCATCAGTCTATTGCGGCCGAGGCCACGCCCGCCGGCTCATAGACTTGCTCAGGTAGCGATCTGCAGTGCGGGTATGCGGCCATGCGGGTACGCGGTGGAGTCTTGCATGGCTGTAGGACGACTCAATGCAGTGACTTAGGTGAACTGTGTTGCCTACGAATCTGGCAGTGGCGGAACGGCACAGACACTGCTGATGCGGCTAGGTATTTGACAGCCGTCAGACCTGAGTGCTTCGTGCAACGTCGCTAGCCAACGCCCCTGCCTACCATTGACCACTGCTCGTGGCCATTGTCGACCATAGACAGGCCATCTGCGCAATAGTTATCGCCTGGCAGGCCACGTAGGCCATGTAGAGGCCATATAGAGGCCACAACACAACTGTAGACACAATCTGCCTGCTTAGACGACATGGCAGGCCACATGCACGCCACCAGGCAGCCACCAGGCAGCCACCAGGTCGCTCACGTTGCTCAGGCAGTCGCCAGAGTCGCTAAACAGACGCCAGACAGAGTCGAAGGCCCATAGGTCAGTAATCGACGCATGTAGACCTGTAGACAGGCTGTAGAGGCCCAAATAGGCCATAATAGAGGCCACTAGATCAAGGCCTGCTCAGAAGGCCCCCACCCCCCTTGTCTGCTCATAGGCAGGCAGGCTATCGTCGTCGTCGATCTCGCAGACGCACGCCCCAGCGAGCACGCCAGCACAGCCAAGGCCACACAGGCCATTGCCATGGCCATAGCCGACGATCTGAGCACCTGGCCGGCCGGCACTCAAAAAAATGCTCGAGACACTTGAAGAAGGCTCTCAAACTACGCGCATCACTCTCTCACGGCAAAATCGGTTGACGTTAATGTTCAATCTGTACACTACTTCTTCGCCGTCTCCCGTTTCTTCTTCGTCTCCTACGGCGAAAAAGAGGAGGCCCCCTAGAGAGCGAAGCACCCACACCCAGGTGAGCATTTTTAGAGAGAAACCGCCTATGGTTCAATCTGTACACTTTCTTCAGCCGTCGGTATGATATGATACAAAGGTGAAGAAGCTGAGGCTACCTGAAAAGGAGTGTGTGTTTTTGCGTTCGTTGCGTGGCCCGGCACTTCATGCGAGAGCGGCTGCCCTCCACCAGGCGGGTTGGTCGCTCGCTGCCATCGGTGAGGCACTGGATCCCCCGAAGACACGTTCAGCGGTGCGCGCATGGGTGACCCGCCCCCTCACATCATCTCCTCAAACAGACACCTTCCCTCTCCCCTCCCCCTCTCCTTCTTCTGATTCTTCTGATTCAACCTTTCCGGCGGCTGAAAATTTGCATTTCTCCTCTACCCCCTCCTCATCCGCCGCCACCTCATCCGCTTCCTCCGCGCTCTCTCGTCATCGCAGATATGGGAGGTTTGATCCCGAGAAGCCGCGTTTGTCACCGTACGCCGCGAACAGAATTCGCGAGCTTGCGCCAATTGCGAAACGATATCGCTCCGGAATGAGTGACTACAGCGAACCTGCACAGGCAAACATGGAGCTTACGATTGTGTGTCGATCATCATTTACGTCCGGGGTGTCAATTCGCGAGCTTGCGATCGCCGCCGGGGTTTCATACAACGCGATGCAGAGAAGAGTGAACAGGTGAAGATTCTCTATGACAATTTTCCGTTGCGTGCACGGGTGTTCGCTAGTGACGTTGTAAGCGATGACGAGTTTCTCACCGTGTCTATTACGGAGCAACGCGCCCGGTCACGTCTCGTGACAGCGTTACGTGCCGTTGTCACGGACGAGATCATCATGATCGCCGCTGACAGTGACAAGGGACCCGTATTGTTGTTCAAGGAACGATACGACCCGAACACGTTGACGATTACAAAGGGCGTTGAGAAGCTTCTTCGTGTGAGAACGCTTAGCGGAAAAACAATTGTGATCGAACGTGACGCGAACTGCGGCTGCGGTTCAAAGTTGCGGGGGTGGAACCCGTACAAGACCGTGTACTCATCGAAGGATCCGACGGAATGATATTCGAGTATGTTCTACTTGCTATCGCAACGGCTCGTCTGACACGTTTGATCATCGCTGATGAGATTACCGAGCCTCTTCGCGAGCGAGTATGGAGAAGATTCGGCAACCCGGGAGAATCTAAGATCTCATATTTGTTCACGTGCCCGTGGTGCATGAGCATTTATGCCGCAACGTGCCTGATGACGTTGTATAGTATATCTACAACTACTGGAACATTTGTGAGTGCGATTTTAGCGTTCTCGTACGTGACAGGAATATTAAGCAACCGCGTTGAATGAGCATGAGTTTCGACTCAGAGCGTTGTTCAACTCCGTTCGAGCGATTTAGGAGAAGATGTGGGCGTATTTCGCCGAGAACAAGTGCAGGCGTCAAGAAGGTATACACCTCCGTCTAGCGCAACCGTCTCTACTCTGCCTCCTGGATACACTCCAGCGCCGTTTGCAGCGTTTTCTACACCGCGTACGTTGACGGCCGCAGCGACACAGCTTCGTCTAAACGATAAGAGCGAGGCTGAGAAGTTCAAGGCGACACGTCAAGCACACTCGAGTGCATGGCAGGCCGAGGCGTGGGAATACTACGACGCGATTGGTGAGGTTAAGTACGCATTTAACCTTGTTGCGTCCGTCGCTTCACGTATTCGCATCTATGCAGCAACGGTTGATAACCCGGCAGAGACTCCAGTTTCTGTTCGCTCAAGCTCACGTGTCAGTGAGCGTGTTGCACACGCTGCTGAACGCGCACTTGCGCGTCTTGACTCGGCGTATGGCGGCCAGGCCGGTCTACTTCGTGACGCTGCACTGAATCTGAGTGTCACCGGCGAATGTTATCTCGTGCAGATGCCTGCTCGACCTGGCTCAGGCATCGATGAATCATGGGATGTTCGCTCTGTTGATGAGGTGCAGATCGACCAGAAAAACAATTACGGTATTGCACCTCGCAGAGACATTCTTGGTGGCAATAACTCGTTGAATGCGAACAAGGGCATGATTTATCTGCCCAGCAACGCGTTTGTCGGCCGCATCTGGCGCGCACATCCGAGATTCTCAGATGAAGCTGATTCATCATTGCGTGGTTTGCTTGATCTTTGCGCAGAGCTGCTGCTTCTTAACCGTACGTTCCGTGCAACGGCACGTTCGCGTCTGAACGCTGGCGCCTTGTATCTGCCTGATGGTCTTAGTGTTGCCGCCTCACCGGATCCCGACTACCCGTATGATAGCGCAACGGATCTCAACCCAGGGTTTACACCCGAGGAGGCCGCTGACGAGTTTGAGGATCAGCTCATCGACGCGATGACAACACCGATCCGCGACGAGGACAGCGCAAGTGCAGTTGTGCCGTTGATTATTCGCGGCCCTGCTGAACTCGGTGACCGTATTAAGCAGTTTAAGTTCGAGCGTTCATTCGACCCGGCACTTGCTCAGCGTGCTGACCGCGTTCTCGAGAGAATTCTTCAAGGTCTCGATGTTCCAAAGGACATTGTGACCGGTCTTGCCAACGTGAAGTACTCAAACGCGTTGCAGATTGACGAGTCGCTGTACAAGGCGCACATTGAGCCGTTGATGCTTTTGATTGCTGACGCTCTTACGGTCGTGTATTTGCGTCCGTATCTGTTAGCGTCTGGTTTTGACCCCAGCGAGGTTGAACGCGTTGTTGTATGGTTCGACCCAAGCGCCGTTGCGACTCGTAATGACCGTGCGGCGGACGCTGACAGTGGT